ACCAAGGGTAAAGCTTTTTAATAATAGGTATGTCAAAGCCGATGATATTGTGACCAACAAGAACGTCAGCCACTTCGAGCCAACTGATTCCTGTAGTAATGGAGTGACCAGAAGCCATCGGTAAATCTTTCGGATTTTTCGTATAAGGCTCGTCATTAAACGATTCGGTGCAGTCATTTTTCTCCCAATAAATTGATAAACAGTGGATATGGGTAGCATCATTTAATAATCCGTTTGTTTCTAGATCGAACACCACTGTCCCAGTGGAATGTTTTGTCTTTGAATTTGGCACGTTCAATCGCCTGTTTACTAGGTGGGTCAGGTTGTTTCAACTCAGAAGTCTGTGCTTGGGTTGAAAATTGGTGATTCCTTAGTTTCATAATCAGTGAATCGTGAAGTTTCTAAGTTAAATTTTATCTTTCCTGCGAAACCAGTTTCGCCTGAATAACGATTTTTAACAATTCTAAGAGTCGCAATATCTCGTTCAGTGTCGCTCTGTTGGTTTCTTTCGAGGGCAATGACTTGATCTGATAATTGAGCAATTCCCGCAGATCCTCTGAGCTGACTAAGGGACACTTTACCTC